CTTGACTTCGATAATTACGACCTTTTTATTCGCAAACTTAACCCAAAAATCCGGAAAATAGCGATGAATTTTTCTATCAACCGGTGATCTATAAGGAATTATGATTTCTTCTGATGCCCATTGTTCTACTTGTGAGCTTAAATCTAACTTTTCCATCACCTTTCTTTCCCAACCAGACCTATAAATGATCTTTGTAGGATTACCCTTATATTTATTAGGATTCTTTGGTTTGTATTTTCCTTTGTATGCCATATAAATAGAAATGAATAGTTTTTTTAAGATACATTTATATTTAGAAAGAAAAGCAAAATGTCAGATCCAAATAACATGAATAAACTCGCGATGTCAGTCACTGACCAATCTAGTAAGAGTGTAATGAAATATCCATTATCTTTGGGAGATATGAATGGCGATTCTCAAAATTTTATTTTATTTCATGCTAAACCATATTCCAGAAAAAACACGAAAGTAAATGGTAATGACACTTCTGATATAGCATTATATATTCCACCTGGATCGATGAAAACTAAATTTACAGGAAATTATACACCCCTAACAGGCGGAGCACTTTTTGAAAATGAGGGATTTAATCTGGCCTCTGGTATGACCGGCGCTGCAGTTGGAGCTTTACTGGCACCAAAATTCAAAGGAGCCGCCGCAGTAGTTGGTGTTTTGGCGGGATTAGGAATGAAAGGTATCATGGAGGGATTGGGCCGCGAGAATAACGTAGCAGGATCATTTTTAAAGGGAATAGAAGGCCTTCCCGAAGAGGCTAAACAATTTACGGGGAATGTGGGAGCATTGGCGATAGCAAATTTCGGTGGAGCTTTAGCGCCAATTTCAGCTATGGCAGGAATAGGGATAAATCCACATATTGCCATGACATATCAAGGCCCTGGAGCATTCAGAACACATGATATGTCATTCGATTTCTGGCCAAGAGATTATAAAGAAGCAACAGTGGTAAAAAATATTGTTCAAACTTTTAAAAAAAGAATGTTACCAAAAATGGACGGGTTTGCAGGTATGCAGAGTGTATATTTTAATTTTCCACATGAATTTTATATTGATTATTTTATTAACAGCCCGTCAGGAGCGGTAAGATTTGATCAAATGGGAATTAGGAGATCTGTATTAACATCTATGGATATAAATTTTGATGCAAGTGCTCAAGGACCGGGATTTTATGCACCATCAGGGTACAGGGGAGCACTTCCAATACATACAAAAATGCAATTAGTATTTCAAGAAACAGAATTTATTTTAGATAATCAAGATTCCGGTAAAACATCAGACCAATCAGCCTCAACTGAAACTCCTGGAGTAGATAATAGTGGAGTGAGCGCGAGTACGTATGCAAGTTCAGGCACACGTGATCAATTTAATTCTATGGTCTGGAATCAAAAAACGCAAAAAATGGAGATGCGTTAATGTCAGAATATTTTAAAAATATGCCATCACTATATTATAGATTTGAAACTGGTACGAACCATGCTGGAAAAAAAATAGATTTAGTTCATCAAAAATTGGTAACTGATATATCATTAAGACATAGATTAAAATCTACTATAAAATCAGCCACATATACTAAATATAATTATACCATTCCTGATGGAGAGAGGCCTGATACATTATCTTATCGATATTATGGAGGATTTGAATATATTTGGCTTATATTTTTAGCAAATAATATTTTTGATCCTATTTTTGATTGGCCATTATCTCAAGACGAATTACGAAAACATATAATATGTAAATATGGAAGTTCAGATGCTGCTAATAGTGGAGTTCATCATTATGAAGAAGTAATACAAAAATTAGTTCCAGCGAGTCAAGGGCAAGATAGAATAGAAGAGAGATTTTATGAAATAGATGAAACCCGTTATCAAATTGTTGCAGCAGAAGGTACTGGTATGGAAAGAACTGTGTCCAATTATGAATATGAGGTCTTACATAATGATAGTAAAAAGGAAATTAATTTGATAGAAGATGTTTGGGCTGAACAAATTTTAGAAACAGCAAGAAATATGTTTAGTTAAGGTATTATAATGGCATCTAACAATTATGATTCAATTATATATGATGGTACTAGTCTAAAGAAGGCAAGAGAGGTTCCTGACTATGCAGGAGAAGTCAATATCCTCAAATTCACATTATTTAGTCCTAATAATTTTCCTACCACGGCAATTGATATTAGAAATATGATGACTAGATGTGAGATTACTGAAAATATATTTTCTCCTTATATTAGTGGATATGTAGATATTGGTGATGCAACTGGTTTATTTGAAAGAATGCCTATTATTGGAGAAGAGATTCTTCATATGTCCTTTCATTCTGTTGGGGCAGATATGCCTGAAGATAAAATAGATAGATATTTTAGAGTTATAAAAGTAACAAATTTTAATATAGATCCTAATAATGATAGATTAATTACTTATACTTTAAATTTTGCTAGTATTGAATATATTGTTAATTTAGCAACAAAAGTTCAAAAATGTTATTCTGGAATGAGAATTAGTGATATGGCTGAAAATATATATGAAGATTATATCAATCCTCACAGCCCCCTTAGACCGATGCTTCCAATAGAAATTCCAGAGAGAGATCCTTTAGATATTGAAATTACAAAAGGTGAACATAATTTAACTATACCAAATATAACACCCTTTCAAGCAATGAAATTTTTGGCATCTAGGGCTGAAGCATCAGGATCAATGCCTCCATCTGCATCAGGTGGTACTCCTACGCAACAAGGAGACAGATCAAAGGGAGCATTTTATTGTTTTTATGAAACAATAAGAGGTGGGTTTAAATTTAAATCTTTAGAGACATTAATGCAATCACCAGAGCAAATTACATATATCTATGCTCCATTGGGAACATCTTATAAAGATGCATTTGATCAAGTAGCTGTAGAAAGTCATATGATTTCTGATTATAATAGAGCTTCTGCAATAGCTGTTGATGTTAATTTAAAAAATGGCATGTATGGAAATAGATTAATAACTCATAATATTATAAGAATGAGACATGATTATTATGATTTATATTATAAGAAAGGATATCAAGATGCTGGAAATATTCATACGGATTCTGAAACCGGAGCGTTGATTCAAACATTACCTCCCACCACAGCAAATGATTTTGGAAATACGGTTGATAATAATTCTAAACATCAACATCAAATATATGTTATTGATGATGATACATATCATTTATCTAATGATCCTGTAATATCTAGAGGATCAGACGTAATAGGAAAACCACAAGCACACGTTTCATTAAAAACAACAAATGATGGATGTTATGTAAGATTTGCGGATATTAATAGTGAAGGAGCTCCTCAAGATAAAATTTTAAGAGAAACACAAATAGAGAATTGGTATTCTAAGAGAAAAATGCAAAATCAATTATTAAATAATTTTATATATCAAGTAGCGGTTCCAGGAAATACACATAGAGAAGTTGGTGATGTTATAAATTTACAATTACCAACTCAAATGGGTGAAGAAACAACTAGAATACAAATGAAGCAGTCATCTTTGGTTGGTGGAAAATTTGTAGTAACGAGAGTATCACATATTTTTACAAGAAAGGGTGCTGGAATTATTGGACACTCTTTGAGTTTACATGCAATGAAAGATGGTTTATCTAGAAGATTACCAGGAACTGATTACACTCCAACTAATTATGGTACATGGGAAGGTAAAGATACTGATGAGGCGATTGCGGTATCTGGAAGAAGAAAAGGTCAAAGTGGGAGATAAGAAAATATGTTAACTTCTGATTCTATGGGAATGGAATTTATTTGGTGGGTTGGTGTTGTCGAAGATAGACATGATCCAATGTATCTAGGTAGGTGTAAAGTCCGCTGTTTGGGGTGGCATACTGATGATAAAAAATTAATGCCTCCTGGAAAATTGCCGTGGGCTTTTCCATTGATGCCAATAACATCCGCTTCTCAAACGGGGGTTGGTCAAACACCACTTGGGCCTGTAGAAGGATCTTGGGTGATGGGATTTTTTCGTGATGGAAAGGAAGCACAAGAACCAGTAATGATGGGTACATTGCATGGAGTGCCTGAACAAGATGTGAGAGAAATTTATACCGCACAAATTGGATTTTACGATGCTAGGATGTATGATAATAAAATTGCATCTGACATGCACCCATTTAGTTTAGATGCCGCTAAAAAAAGAATTAGATCTTTATTGCTTGGTGCTGATACAAGACAAGAGGATAAAGTTCCTCGAGAAGCAGAAATGCTCACCTATTCTGGTGCAGGTGTTGGTGTAATAATTACTGAACAAGAACAAATTTCTCCTTTTCCCTCTTATCATTATTTAAATGAACCAACTACAAATAGATTAGCAAGAGGATATGGTGATCCAACATCAAAATTGTTAAGTACTGATGATGGAAGCAGAGTAGAAAGTCAATATTCTATTTTAAGAAGAAAGAAAAATTCACGCAATGCAGGACAAGTGGGCGTAACTACTGGTGGGGATTTTGGATCAACAGTAAATGTAAGAACGTTGATACAATTTCAAGATTTCACTCTAACTGCACTTCAGGCCGCTGGT